TGGTGGGGTGGAAGATGAAGAACTTAACCTTGGCGGCAACCTTTTGGCTGGGGGCTAGAACATGGCAGAACGCAATGAAGTCTATTTAAGGAGACTTGGGAGCCTCAAGCTAGAACGGGAATCCTACTTCAAGCACTGGAAGGATATAACTGATAACCTTCTTCCCAGGTCAGGGCGCTATTTCCTTGAAGACCGGAATGAAGGAACCAGGCGGAACACTTCAATCTATGATTCAACCGGGGGCAGAGCATTGAATGTTCTAGCCGCGGGCATGATGGCTGGCATGAGTTCCCCTGCCCGCAAGTGGTTCAACCTATCGCTTACGGATAGGGACCTCACCAAATTCCATCCTGTCAAAGAATGGCTGGAAGAAGCCGCAGATGTTATGCGTGACCTCTTTTCCCGCTCCAATACCTATCGGGCGCTACATGGAATGTATGAAGAAATGGGTGCATTTGGAACAGCTTGTTCCTTTATCTTGCCTGACTTCAAGGATTTTATCAGAATGTATCCGCAAACGGTTGGGGAATTCTGGCTTGCCCAAAGCAACCGCTATGTGGTTGATACCATCTATCGTGAATTCCAGATGCAGATTGGCCCCTTGGTTCAGGAATATGGCATGGGGGCTGTTAGTGAATCAACCAAGAGCCTTTGGGACCGTGGGATGAAAGACGAATGGGTGACCGTTCTTCATTGTATCCAACCCAGGAAGGATAAAAATAGGGACATCACCAAAAATGACCGTACCAACAAGCCCTGGGAATCTATTCACATTGAAGTTGGACAGGATGACAACCTCACCTTGAGGGAAGGAGGCTTTGATTCTTTCCCGGTATTGACACCAAGGTGGATTGTCAGGGGTGGGGATGTCTATGGTTCAGACTGTCCTGGGATGACTGCCCTTGGTGATATTCTCCAACTCCAAGATAATCAGCTCAAGAAAGCCAAAGGCATTGACTACCAGGCAGACCCACCTCTACAAATCCCTACTGCGTTGCGTGGAATGGAAGATGTTCTACCCGGTGGTTCAAGCTACTATGACCCGGCACAACCAACCGGTGGAATCAGGTCAGCATTTGAAGTGAACCTCAATCTCCAGCACCTTCTGGAAGACATTGTGGACATTCGCGGGCGAATCAATTCCGCCTTTTTTGTGGATATGTTCCAAATGATTTCTTCCCAGGATAGAATTCAGCCTGAGACAGCCCGAGAGATTCAAGAAAAGCATGAAGAAAAACTGCTCATTCTCGGCCCTGTCTTAGAGCGAAATCAAAATGAACTGCTCGACCCATTGATTGATAATGTCTTTGAATATGCTTTGGCGGCTAATTTATTCCCACCCCCACCGGAAGAAATGCAAGGACAGGAAATCAACGTGGAATATGTATCCATGCTGGCCCAGGCACAGAAATCGGTTGGTATCGGGTCAATAGATAGGCTCCTTGGAACAGTTGGGGGTATGGCTCAATTCAACCCGGCTATCCTTGACAAGATGAAAGGTGATGAGATTGTGGATGCCTATGCTGATATGCTTGGGGTAGCACCTTCCTTGATTATGGCAAATGCTGAGGTGGCTATTGTCAGGAAGAAACGCGCAGAAGCCCAAGCAAAAGAACAGCGGGCTATGGAAATCCAAAGGAGTGCTGAAACCATGAAGACTGTGAGCGAAACTGAAACCCCAGAGGGTGGCAATGCTCTTGACCAGATAACCGCGCAATTTTCCGGTCAAGTATGAGTCACGCTGAATATACCAAGCGACAGGAAAATTTAGAGAAACAGAAGTCAGTTGTTGACCAGAGGCTTGATGACCTCAGACAAATACTTTCCACTGCGCCTGGCAGGCGTTACATGAAGGGACTGCTTACCTTTCATGGTGTTTATCAGCAAAGCATGGCAAAGAACACACAGGAAATGGCAGAAGAAAAAGGTAGGAGGAACGCAGGTCTTAAAATCCTTGAAGAAATGAAGACCGCTAATGCAGAACTAACTATTAAAATGTTAATGAATCAATAGGAGAAGTCTAATGGCAGAAGCATTACACGAAGACACCGCGCCATCTAAGGATACAGCGGAAGAAACAAGCGAAGCCCAGGAAGGCCAGGAAGAGGCAAGTCCACAGCCGGGTTCCGAGCAGGAAAGTGAAAAAGCACCGGAGAAAGCTATTCCGGATAACTTGAATTATGTCCTGGACATCCCAGAAGGCTTTGAGGTTGACCCGGAAGGCATGACTAGCTTCAAGCAGTTTGCCACAGAAGAACTAGGGCTATCCCCGGAGAACGCACAGAAGATGCTAAACAGGCATCTAACTGCTGTTGATACTTCTATGGGTAGAACCCAGAAACAACAGGAAGCTATGCACCAGGCATGGGCAAAGGAATCTATGAATGACAAGGAATTTGGGGGTTCAATGCTCCAGGAAAACCTTGTCGCGGCTAAACGCACCATGAATTCCTTTTCAAGCCCTGCTACAGATGCTGATGGCAAACCTGTCCTCCATACTGAGGGTGCTATGAAAGGCCAGCAAATGACTGAGGTGGAAGTTCTTTTGAACCAGACAGGAATGGGAAACCACCCTGCCATGATTCGGGTATTTTACAGGGCTGCTCAAGTCCTTAGCAATGATACAAACTTTGTTAAGGGGGACATGAAGCCGGTTGAGAAAAAGAAGACAGCGGCTGAAACCATGTATCCAAAGATGGCTCAATAACCTGGAACCCCAATGTCCAGGCCAAAACTTAAAACCTTTTGTAAGGACATTTTGATATGGCAACTTTATCAGTTGTAAATCCAACCCTGGCGGATGTCGCGAAAGCGACTGACCCGGATGGGAAGATAGCAACCATTGTTGAGATTCTCAATGAAACAAATGAGATGCTCGACGATATGGTCTGGGTGGAGGGCAACCTTCCCACCGGCCACAGAACAACCATAAGAGCAGGACTCCCAGCTCCCACATGGCGTAAGCTATATGGTGGAGTCCAGCCGAACAAAGCAACCAACGTCCAAGTGACCGATACAATCGGTATGCTGGAAGCCTATGCTGAAATTGACAAGGCCCTGGCAGACTTGAACGGCAACTCCGCGGCTTTTAGAATGTCAGAAGACCGCGCTCACATTGAAGGCATGAGTCAGGAATTTTCTTCCACGTTGTTCTATGGGAATGAAGGAACGGCACCGGAAGAGTTTACCGGGCTTGCTCCACGTTTCAATGACAATTCCGGGCCAGCCAATGCTGATAATATTATCCTTGGCGGAGGTTCTGGTTCAGATAACAACTCAATCTGGCTTATTTCCTGGGGTTCGGATACCGTTCATGGCATCTATCCCAAGGGTTCCAAAGCAGGGCTTCAATTCTCTGACAAGGGACAGGTCACCATTGAGGATGCTTCTGATGGTTCAAATTCTGGACGCATGGAAGCCTACAGGTCCCATTACCGCTGGGATGTGGGTCTTTCTGTTCGGGATTGGCGTTATGTTGTTCGCATCTGTAACATTGACGATTCTGCTTTGACGGGGGATAAGACTGGTTCCTCTGCGGATGTCACCGACCTGATGGCACAAGCCATTGAGTTGTTGCCAAACGCTTCAAAGGGACGCCCTGCGTTTTATATGAATCGTTCTGTTCGTTCTGTTCTAAGGCGCCAAATCGCCAATACCAACAACGTCAATTTGACGATGGACCAGGCTGGTGGGAAGCACGTTATGTCTTTTGACGGCATTCCAGTCCGAAGATGCGACAGCCTGACCAGTACAGAAGCAACCATCAGCTAGGTAACCAGGTTACGGTAACCTTACTGTAACCCTGTGACCTGTTGATTTAACTGAACTTTTAACCTCCATTTTAGGAGACATATTATGTCTATGGTTGACGCAAGACTGGAGTTTTCCAGCGCACAAGCGCTCACTGCGAGTGCTGATTCAACAAATGTGGTTGACCTCACTCAAACTGCTAGGCAGATTGGCGCGGGGAGACCCATGTTTGTACATTTTAATGTAACAGTAGCAGCCGACTTCACTTCAGGTGATGAAACTTATACCTTTGGTGTTGCCACAGGCGCAGCTGCTTCTTTAGGGACTGTTTTAGCTTCACGGGCGATTATTGCCGGTACACTTGTTGCCGGACACAATTTCACAATGGCAGTTCCGACTACAGGTGTCCTTAGATACATCGGGGTTGAATATGTTTTAGCCGGTACATCTCCGACTGTAACAGTGGATGCTTATTTGTCTGACCAGGAAGCATATTCTTGGGTATCGTACGCAGACGCTATCTAACTACCATAGCGTTTGCGCCTCCCTGGGGGCGGGGCTTCATCCCCCCCGCCTCCAACCTTTTATCTTTAGGAGAACTTTATTATGTCAGTACCCAATCAAGCATACGGCAAAGCGGCTAGCGTGGATGTAAACGCTGGCATCTCCGCTGACGTTAATGCGGCGGTTGCGGCGGCTACCGGGCTTCGGCTGATGGGGTATTCCGCTGCGGAGAACGCAGGTTCGCCTGCGATTGCAGAATTTGAAATAGTAAACGGGGCTACTGGGGATGCGGGGACCAAGTTGGTC